GCTAGTCTTAGGTGGAACGGAGGTTTCTGTTGGGATACAGTAAATGTACCACAGGGAGCAACAATTATAGCAGCTTACATATCACTTTCCCCGATATCTACTACCTTCGATGACCCAAATGTTGATATTTACGGTAACGATGTCGATAGTGCCGATAACTTTGATACTGAAGCCGATGTGACATCCCGAACAATAACAACAGAGAGTGTCGAATGGATAGATACAGAACTGGGTACAGGCTATAAGAATAGTCCCGATATTGCGACTGTTATCAAAGAAATTGTTGATAGGGGTAATTGGGTCGCTAATAATAATATCTGTATCATTGTCAAGAGTAAAACCAATGTCTATAAAGCATTCCAGGTAGTTGGGTACGGTGCGGGTTCGAATGTGGGCAAGCTCCACATTGAATATACGGCGGGGGCACCAGTAAAAGTGACTCAATACCTTGCTGGACTTGATTTACCTGAGTTCCCGCACGAGATGGATTTTATGAGCGATAAGCTGCCTTGCCCGCCTCCATATTGATAAAAATCTCCTAATGACATAAAATATAACAAATGACCAAACCAACAATCGGAGACTTTGTCCTTGGGCTTGCCTACCAGTACCTGTTCGGCAAGGACAAGGGAGAGGAAGAAAAGCCTCAGATTCCTGAGCTTGGGGATATTGCTCCAGTACTCAAGCTGAGGCACAAGATAGGAGAAGTTGTTTTAGTTTTGGGTAGGATAGAAAGTGGGAAAACTGTCGCTGCCTTTAGGCTTGCCGAGATAATAGGAAGACCAACCTATGCCGTTACACCAGAAGAACCACCACCAAGCTGGGTCACTGAGCTTAGGCTAGAAGAACTGTCTGAAAGGCCTCCTCCAGGGTCAACTTTAATCCTCGATGACCTACCCACTTATATGGGGTCTAGAGATTATCAGAATGCTTATGTCCAACAAGTTGAGCGTTTAATCCCTGTGGTCAGAAAAAGAAGAAAGATAATTCTCATATTCTCTAGCCAAAACTCGGCTCAGGGAGACAAATACATTCTCGCCTCTCAGCTAGTCTTATTAAAGCCGCCAGATTTGCTTTTCTCTGACTTGGAAAGACCAGGTGTTTCCAAGCTATATAAACAAATCACGCCGATTTATGACAGGATGTCTGAGTACCAGCAAAAGAGACATGTCTTTGTCTTCGCACAAGATTTTCGGGGTTTAGTTAGGATAGATTTACCTAAGAATTCCTAATATAGTAGTTCTGTATTTCTTTAACCACGAAATAAAAAACTATTAATGGGAAGATTATTACCCAGAATTCCCAGTTCTGAAATGGATGATATTGAAGGCCTGATAACCCACCAATGACCACTCCTACATAGATAACATCTAAAGATTTGATTATTTTTCTCATTATGCTTTCTCCATTTCCTCATCTGTCAATAACCATTCTTGCATTTTTACCTCCTTTAGCAATTCTTATATCTCCGATACAGTATAGCGAAGTGATATATCGGGAAAAGCAGAATATGCGCTATCACTATGGCTATATCTATAACTACCATTGCAATCTCTTGTTTCTTTATCTTTTACCTCCTAAAACTAAATCTTACTAACTATCTTTTTCCATGCTTTTACCGAATCCATACTGCCATACAGACAATCAACATTCATATCCTGAAGTAGCTCGTTCTTTATTAGCCTTAATGCTTCTTTTACAGATGTTGTCTTCGATGCTTTAGCAATAGCTTCTACTAGACACTCAGCACAAATTGTGCTTTCTGTATCCAAATGATATGTCCCACATACTCTACAGCAACCTCCCATTCCATCGTCTATACTCATTCTTTCACCTCCCGTACAATTTTCCCAAAGTTATGATGCACAAAATCATCATCGCAGCGTTCAATGCTTAATCCTTCTCTTACCCATTTAGCTAGTTCCTTTGCTAAGTCTCTTTTGAGCATTTCGGGACTCGCAACACAAACAAACTTGCCATCTCGGTCAATCCCCATATAGTTCAACTCTTTTATTTCAGTCATCTTTCACCTCCTATACTGTTATCAAGCCTCTTCTGATAGCCTTAATCACAGCGCCTGTCCTGTTTCTCACACCTAACTTCCGATATAGTGTGTGCAGCTCATTCCTCACAGTTTGCTCTGCTATGCCTAGCTCCGAAGCAATCACCCTGTCTCGTTTCCCTTGTGCTAGTAGTTTTAAGAGTTGTAGCTCATTTGGTGTGAGAGTCATCTTTTGCCTTCTTTTCATACCCGAGCATCTTTGCCTATTTACACACCTTCTCCCAATCTATATCTACCGCCCAGCGATACCAAGGTTTCAAACCACCTTGTCTAAAGCGATTACTAAGCCAGTCAATCATAGCTATTGTCTCAGTGTAATTCATCTTTTACCTCCTTTACCCAGCCAGCCTTGAGCATATCTTGTTGAGCTTTATCGTATGCAATATAGAAACCCTCATTTCTAATTACTCCGCCAACATCGTATGGTTTATATGGCAACTTAGCCTTCCTATCCACTATGGCTAGTTCAGAGATAGACAGAATTTTATCGGTGGCAGTTTGTGTCCATTCTCTAGTTTTGGTAAAGCACTTTAGCAAGATTCCCTTTATTTGTAGCTCTGTTTTATCTCTTATCTCTGACATCTTTACCTCCTTCTCCTTATATCTTTAATCAATGATACGACTACCACTGAAACGACTACTACAATCAATACTAGGATTCCTGCTATAAACCATTGGAAACCTGTCATCTTTCACTCCTTTCTTAGTGGCTCAATCGCTATCTCTTTAATATGTGGTAAGCTTCTCGGATATGTTGTCCAAATAGCGGTTGGGGGTTTCCCTCTAGCCAATCCCTGTATGGTTGGCAAGTCTCTTGGCAACAATCAAATTTCTCATATAACTTGCCATCTTCAGTTTTCTGCGAAACTGAAGCCGAACCAGCCTGACAACCATTACAAGGACAATCACCCCTTTTGTATAAGTATGTTTTTACTTCGTGCCATTCTCCCATTATTTACCTCCTATAATTGGCTCTACTGCTGCATAACCAGCCTTGTCCAATAACTTAACTGGGAAACTCGCAGATATGTTGCCTTCAGTTATGAGGATAGTATCAGCTTTCCTATCTACTTTTACTGCTACACCCAGCTCATCCAATTCCACCATCGCCGCATCAACCTCGTCATCAAAACCAGTGGGCGACTTTGCCAAGTCTTTAGCCTTACATCTGCAACCCAATGTTGTCAGCACTTCCCTTATCTCTTCCTGCCTAGTCATCTTTCACCTCCTTTGAAATTCGCCACAAGCTCTTCTGCACCACTCCACTAACTGGTAGTGAGTTACCCAATATGGTTTCCACCATTTACCGATATTCTTTGTTATGGGCGGAAATCTACGACAATAGCCATATCCACTATCAATCCATAGATAGAACTTACAGTTCTCGCACTTGTTTTGGTCGTCCTTTATTGTGAATTCTACATCTTCTTCAAACATTTTTTACCTCCTTCCCTATGGATGATTCCACCAACCTAATTCCCTTGCAATGGATTTCAGAGTTTCTATGGCTACCCAAATGTTCAGATGTTTATTACCAACCTTTAAGTAAGTGCTGGTATAGCTCTTAACATCATCTTCATATATAGTGCCTAGCTTAAAATCCTGTAGCTTTATGGTATCTACCACTTTGCCATCTACCTTGAAATCAACCTCAAACAGTTTTTCTTTCATTCTTTTACTCCTCTATCAATGGCTCTACTGCTACATAGCCAGCTTTGAGCAATGCCTGTTTATGCCTCGCTTTCAATTCGTCTTGTGAGATTGCATATGCCGCTGCGACAGAATTAAAGCCTCCCCAATCTAAAATATCAGGCAACTCCCTATCCACCCTTATCACTACACCTTGAGAGTGGAGTCTCTTAATTACTTGGTCAACAAGTCCATCAACCCATTCTTTCCAACAGTCCATACATCGGGGATGTTTTATATTTTCTTTTGCTTCCTCATAGGTCATCTTCTCTTTATCCCACCCACTCTGCTCCAAACAATCAAATATATCCTTATTTGGGGGGCAACTTTCGTGTGTCGAGAAACAAAGTAGCATATCCTCAGAGAATATATCTTTTATTATTTCCTTTATCTTTTCCTGTTCAGTCATCTTTTACCTCCTTTAGCTCACAATCCTTGCAAGGACTATTAGTTTCCTCAATTAGTTCCTTTTCCTGGTCAAATTGCCACCAAGACTTCCAGCCTTTCACGCATCTATTTTTTGTCCAAGGAGCATTTTGCATATTTGGGTCTCTCTCATCTTTTGCTGGTCTAAAATAGACACAGCCTGGACACTGGTTTGGTCTATATTTTCTTCTCCACCTTGACATTCTTCATCTCCTTATTGGGTAGAGAGACAGATGTATGAGTCTCGTAAAAATGGTAAAACGAGGCTTTATGCTTGGTCGAGAAGCATTTTGCACACCTGTCTCTCATGCTAAGCTGTCTTTGCTCCATTTTCCAGTCCCTTAGATTGCATTACTATAACCTTACTACCAGTAAGCTCTATCCCATCTGGCTTCCCGCAAGAAGGACAATAACGAACCTTATCTTCTAGTTCCTCAAAGACTATCATAAATTTTGTTCCACATATTTCGCACTGATATTCTTCTAGCATTTTTATCTCCTTATTTTACATTCTGATACAATTGTAAAATACCTAGGTATCTGCTGTCAAATCTTTGCTTTCTATCTCCCGAATTTCCTTGTGCGCTAACTTCATATCTGATTTAACATAAGCATCAGCAGCCTCCAATTTTTCCCAACCCATAACATATTTTAGGCTTGCTGCACTTATATTTTTATAGGCAAGCCTAGTTGCTGCTGTTGCTCTCAAGCAATGTGGATATACATTGTGGAGTATTCTAGCATCCTTGGCAAGCTCTTTTACCCGTTGCCATATTCGTTGTCGGGTTAAGTTCAAACCATCAGAACCTAATAGGAACTGATTTATAATTGGCAGTATCTTGGAACCCATAAGAACGGTTCTAGCTCCCTTTTTAGTTTTAGGTTTCCAGATGCCTTCCTTACACTTGCCAGTTTTTGGATTAACATAATTGCACTCCCAGCAAGAGCAATACTGCCTTTCTGGTATGGTTATAGTAGCATCCTCAATGTTTACCCAAGAACGCTTCAGATGAGCTAACTCACTTACTCGGAGACCACAAAAGGTTAAGCAGGATATAATGAAACTATCTCTAATACCGCGGCAAGCTCCTATCAGCATAGCTAGTTCCTGGGCGTTTAATACATCTTCCTTAGAGCTTAATCCTTTACGCTTTCTTCCCATTTCTCACCATTCCAGACTTTGTTCCAGCGTTCCTTCATTACGAAGGCAAGCCAAAGTTGCTCCATTGAAGTAAAACTATCAACATATTTAATGTTATGTCTCATAAATTCCCAAATCAATTGAAGCAATCCAGCTACAATAAGACATCCACCATGATAAATCTCCTGCAACTCGTCTTGGCGAGGAAGCCAGAGCCAGTGAAGCCACCATTGAGCAGACTTTGATTCAGTAACTTTAACTATTGCTATCTCGGTAGGGAATTCCCAGTATCCCATATAGTCGTCCCCCTCGTTAGGATGCCAAGCATAATCACCATCTTTGGGTTTCCATAATCGTTGTATCTCCTCTGCCTTTTCGCACATCAAGATGTAATTATTCCCGCAATCCATACTTGCCACACTCCTTATCAAAATAAATTAACCCAGCTGCCAGCATAGGTTTGCACAATCGGTTAAAAGAATACTGAAGTACTCTATGCCCTCTCTGTTTTGTTATAAATAAATTGTCTATCGAATTATTTGTCTTATCCATATCTATGTGATGCACAAATTCATCTATATCAAGAACCCTCCCAATAATTCCTTCAGCAATAAATCGGTGTTCGCTGATATATCCACTTGGTGGAGCATTTGGATGATTGGGATGATAGATATACCAATACCCACAGTTATTACGCTTTCCCTTCCAATTAGGGTTATTGCGTAACTTATGACTCTTCTGACTTCTAACAATCGCATCGTCTTGCCTAGTTGCTATCCCATATCTTTTGAGCCATCTTTTTATTGTGTTTATCCCTAACCCAGTTTCCGCCCTGATTTGATGGAGTGACTTTTGTTGTGTTTCATATTGACCGATACACCAATTTCGGTCTTTAATTAAATCTGTATTTCTTTTCATATACCCGTTATAGCATAGATATATCCATAAATCAAGTTTCGGAAGTATCCATTAGCTATCTCCTTTGAAGACTTGCCAATCTTCTACCAGCACCCTAAAGTGAATGAGGTCTCTACCGTCTAACACTTTTTCAATGTATATAGTGCCTTCTGGATTGAGGGCTATCTTATTCTCCAACCACTTAATGTCAGCTTGGTGCATGGCATCAGCACCAACTTCAAGACATAGAGAGGGAAGTAACGCCTCATCTATACTCTGATTAACAATACGTTTAGCAATCTTTTGCTTTATCTCTGGCCAGTTATCAGGTCCCCAGTTCATCTTTTACCTCCTTCTGCTCCCGTTTCTTGAGAGCTTGCCACCAATTAATCTCTTTCCTGTTGCCATCTGCTCTCTTATAGTTAAGATAAATTATAGGATTCCCATCTTTGTCAAAGGTTTGGCAGTGTTCTTCTATCTCCTCAAATATCCTCTCCACTCTTGCTTGGCACTCAGCATCCTTGATAGAGGCTGTCTGGGCATCTTGGTCTTTCAGCGCACCATCTATAATGCCTTGCAACAAGTGTGGTACTTCTGCTCGATTGTAATCTATCAACCTGCTCTCATCAGCCTTTTCCTCAATCTTATCCATCTTTTACCTCCCGCCGGTCGGCATAAAATTCTTTGTCTTTTCTAGCATCAGCTTCTAGTTCCCAATACAGAAGGTCATTATCCTTCTCCTCCTCACGATATTGCTCTTCTTCCTCAGGCTCCTGGCAATTTATCCCTCCACAATGAGGACAGACGGTATAAGGTATCCAGCCTGTGAGATTCTCCCAATGGATGCCTGGTTTACCGCAATAACCACATATCATCGTGTCTGTAGCTTCCATATTATCTCTCCATTTGTCCTTGCCTACTTGTGGCAATGCCAACACCATAGATTGGCATCGAGATAGGCCATTTGGCACTCCACTATGCCCTCGACAGTATCTTCCTCAAGCTGCAACTCAACCGCAATGTCCTGTATAGTCAATCCTTTGTTCCAGAGTTCTATTACTGTTGCTTCAATGTTCATTCTTTTACCTCCTTCAAATCAATCCTGATAATGCTACCGCCAACCCCTGGAATCCTGTAGCAAACCATTTGGTATTCCTTGCCATTGATTTTGATAACTGTTTCCAGTCGCCTATACTCAGAAGTAGAAGCGAAAGTTTTGATTATTTCAGTTAATCCCTTCATTTCAGTATTCCTAGTAAATCCAGTAGCCTAATATGCTTGCTGACTAGCTCACGATAGTCATCCTGCAGTTCGCCAAGAGATGTTTCAGCATCGCATATACCCCAATAATTTTCTATTAAACCTCGCATCATAACTGCTTCCTCTTCAAACTTGATAATCAGTTGCTCTATTTCCTCTACATTTTGGGTTCGTAGCAGTTCCTCAGCATACTCAAGCAAGCATTCCCGATAGTATTGGTTAAGACTGAAGTCGCCTTCACACCTTTGGGAGTGAGCTTCTTCCATTCTTGATTTCAGTTCATTAAGCTTGCTCACCCTAGATATTCTCCCGTTCCCCAATTAGCTAACCTACTATTAATCTCCTCTTCTAACTGAACTATTCTTTTATAGGTTTCTTCAACTTTCTCAGAGTCCTTTAGCCTAGCAAGCTTCCTTTCTAATTGGTCTCGTTCTTTTCTTAATTTATATAGGCTAAGTGTTCCCATTTAATACCTTCCCTCCTTCTTCAGTTGCTCAATTCGCTTCTTGTTTTCCTTCCTTCGTAATCTTAGGTAAGTTTGTTTTTCTCTGTATTTGTTCATCTTTTTTATCTGTTTTACTTGCTCTTGCTCTGCTATTCACTAATATTCTCCAAATCAAAATCCTTGCTATCCTCCACACATTGTTTGCAAGGTGCAGTCCATTCAAATCCTTTTTGACACCATTGCCAATTCCACTTACCACAACAACCACAATGTCCACCAAAGACTAAGACATCCTTATACCTGTGGATAAATGGAAATCGCCAAGAGAAGTAGTGACCGTAATTTATTTTACGCTCACCTGCACCACTGATTGTTTCCTCAAGTTGTTCTGGTGTTAAATTACCCCACAGTTTCTTTGTTTTATTCATTTTTACCTCCCTACTTTATTTTGAAGTCCCAGCCGAAGGCTCTAACTCCCTCAGTTAGCTTCGACTCTGTGGCATCAAGAATGATTGCTATTAGCTCATCCTTAGTAGGATTCACACAATGAATGAGTTCTAACAATAGAAAGCTAGATTGCTTCGTCAGAATTTCCCTCAGCTCTCCCTTTGATATTGTGTTCATTTCCTGCCCCCTTTCTATATTTTGCATCTTAATAGCTTCAAAACAAAATCTTGGATTCTGTCAGCGTGGGAACAGTCCATTTTATTCCATTTCTCTGCGTTAAATCGGCAAAGCACAATCCACTCGAATATGTGAATTCCCTCATGGGTAAACAAAGCGATGCTTTGCCTATGCCAGCATTGAAAGCCTTTCAGATATTCCCAGTCAACTTCTATTGTAAAGTTGGCAGGATTAAATATCATAGCATCTCTCACTTCCTTCGTCTCCTTTCCTCTATCTTATTATATAAGTATTATATCACACAATTCCCTCTTTGTCAAGTTCCTCTCAAGAAGTTGTAGATTCCCTCGGCCACCACATCTCCAATGCCAGGAACACTCTTCAGAGCTTGCATATCAGCACCAAACAGTTCCAATGGAGACTTGAACACCTCAGCCAGCGCCATAGCACGAACAATCTTGATAGAAGGCAAGCCTTGAAGGAAGAATAAATAACGCTCTTGCCTTGTTGGAATTAGCCAAGAAGTATTAAGCCTAGGCCTGACATGAATAGCACTATGCTTATCAGCATCAAAGTAAGCCTGCAAAGTTTTAAGACATTCAATTGTATCCTGAATGTCATTCGTCCGCTCAATGTATATTCCCTCAATATAGTAAATAGACCTTAGAAGATTTCTAAAACCTAGCCTTGTCCACCTCCCAGTTCTCCTACCGAGTAGTAATTGCTCGTTCCTATATCTAGGTTTGCCTTCAAGTGCGAGAACCTGGAAGTCGCCATACTCTCGCATCAGGCTAAATTGCATTGCTAATCTTCCATCATCTACACTAGCTACTAAATCACTTATGGTTTTCCTCTGAATTAAAACAATACCCTGGTTGGTAAACAAAGCAAAATCTGCTCCATTTTCCTCACAGAAGGAAGCCTCTATGGCAATATCCTTAACCAGTTTTCTTAGCTTTTTTGGCTCTGTTGGAGATATTAAAAAATTCACTTTAATTTACTTAACAAAAAGGAACATCACCAGAACAAAATACAATTCAAGATATCAAAAGATAAAAAACCACACCTAACTCTATCCACTAAAATTGCACTATCTCATTTGTTTCTACATTTAAGACTCCCATTTGCCCTTTACCATTGACCGATTGCGAAACTCTTTCTAAGAATTCAGCTTGCTTCTTCATAATAAGAAATTCTTCGTTCGGTATAGCAAGAAATCCATTACCTCCTCCATTCCAAATAGCGTAAACTGTTCTAATAAAACCTTGCAATAAGGTAGACATACCACAACCACTTCCTTTAGCTTCTACCCAAATCAGGTCTATTGGGTTATCCTTAACCCCTTGATGGTCAATTAGAACTTGTCTATTCTCATCTGGGGCAGGAACTTGCCCCTTGCCAACATTTAGGATACCCTTATAGTGAAAGCCCTGAGCAACTAACCAATGTTTGACTTTTATATTTACTTCATTCTCAGTCATTTTCTGTTTCCAAAATACAATTTAATTTAAGGCAACCCAAATCAAGCTATCTGAAGCTTAAGCCAAAACACGGAAATTAAAGTAAAGCTAATCGAAGCTAAAACACAGAACATTAATCTATCCACCAAGCCCTAATCTTTCTTTATTAGTAACCTCGAATTTCTTCACCTCAAACAAACCATAAGGACCCTGATTATGTTTATCGCTTATTCCTATCTTAGTTCCCAATCTTCTTAAAGTGTCTTCAATCATCTCTGGAGTAATAGTCCTAGCAAAAGAACAAATTTTGAGGCTAACATCAACAGGTTTACGTAGTTCATACCAAATCATCTCCACCGAACGCCCACCTTGGACTACAGCAAACTGATGAAAAGGATACGGCAATCCTTCTGATAGAACATAATTGATTTCTTGTTTTAAGCCAGGAGGAGGGTCAGACCCTATCAAATCAGTAACACTAGCAATTGCCAATCTATCCATACCGCCGTCCGCTGGATAAACTTTTAATCCTCCCTGAACTTCCGCATCAAGTCCAGACCTTAACACATGGATTCTAGCTTTTAGCCATCCTTTAAGTCTACTTGCTGGGTTCCAATAAACTGTTTCATCCCTTAAGTAATCCAGCGCAAAGAACATAACATCCCTATTACCATTTTTATCACTAACCTTCCTCTTTTCTCCCCCAGCAGAGAAAACAATGTTCTTAACTTCTAAATCTACATTCGCTTCCCATAAATACACAGGTGTCGCTTGTGGCATTTAATACCTCCTTAAATTTAATTTTAATTTACTGTAGCTCAACCAACTGAACCACATCACACGGAAACACACATCAATCCAAGGCAATTCAATCAATGTTAACTCAAGGCAAATCAACACAATTCAACCACTACTAAGTCCATTTCTTTCCTTTCTCTCTAAACCAATAGGGACTTCCGCACTTTGGACATCTAATAGGCATCACCTCCTTTCTTGGATACCAGCTATGCTGGCACCTCTTACATTCTACTTTAGTTAAAATTATCTTCTTCATTATACTGTTACATTATAAAACATAGAAAGAAAACTGTCAAATTATTTTCTATCCCAAAGTCGCCTAGAGCCTTTTTGATTGGCTTGCGCTCGTTAGAACTAACCAATATTGACATCTGGCACTCAATCTGGCTTTACTGCATTCACTGATGCTGCAACACCTATTATTCCAATAACGATTACATAAGCAGCATTAACGACTCCTATACTTAATGCAATACTACAAAGCATAGCCCAGAAGCAAGTAAGCGCAACGCAAGCTGAAATATCTTTTCTCATTTCTCCTCCTTTCAATTTGACATACTCATTAACTTTGTGTTACAATACATATTGATTTGAGCGACTTCGTCGCTCCAAATCGCCCAAAACAGGCAGAGGCCCCGAAAGGGGCTTTTGCTCATTCCAAGAAGTTTCTAATTTTAGAAATAACTTTTCTGTTATTCTTAAAATCATTATCCCAAATCACTAAGCAATCAAATCCATATTTTTTATAATGGTTGATTTTTCCCGCTTCTGAAAACAATCCTTTATGCCAATATCTGCCAAATAATTCTATTACTTGTTTTTTACCGTTTATATTTATAAAATCTGGACATTTCCTACCAATTTGAACTTCTCCATTACCTACATACTTAAATTGGTTTGGGAAATATTTCTGTAAAATCGAATCTAGCTTTAATTCCAATTTATTAGGTTTTGGATGATTTGCTTCAAGAATTGCTTTTACTCTTTTCTTAATAAATACTGGATTCATCCAAAACCTTTTCATAGCTTTAGATACCTTGGGATTTGATTTTCCCATCTTGGCAATTGATTGTTTTTTTCTAGTTTCCTTAGTAAGATGATAATGTATACCAGGGTTGGATATTGAAAGAATCCTTGAATCAATCTCCTTAGTTAATCCTTTATTCCAAGCAACTCTACCTTTATATTTTTCAGAAGCAACTTTAAGTCTGAGGTCAGTTTCTTTTGTTAATCCTTTATTCCAAGGTATTTGCCCTTCGTGTGATTTTCTATTTTTCTCATTCGATTCAGGGCTATGATGACATCCCTTAAATGACATTTTCTTATTTACCTCTTTTTACCAGCAATCATTTGAGCGATTCCTCATCAATCACTTGTTCGGTAGCCTTACATAGCGCCAAAGCTGGCTTTTTATTTCTATAATTCCTTAGTTTTCCATTAAACCTAACCCAAGCAACTATGGCTTCTTTATCCTTTTCTAATTTCCAGTCTTCTAACATCGGCATAATCCGTTTAAAACAAGCACTAGGGCTGCCAGTGAACTCAATATTTTGATTAATTGGGTCCCAGGTCCTAAATTCTAAATCGTATTCATAACCAGGCTTGCCACACTTATTGCAATAGGAGATAACAGGGTCGACTTCATCCGACACAGTAAACTCATGCCAGCACAAGCCTAGCCAGTTTGTTATCTTTTTATTTAACTCTTCGTTCTCCATTATTCTCCTTTATCAATCAACTTCTCAATAGATTTACAGAGTGCTAAAGCAGGAGTTTCTGCATATACGCTGATTTGTGGTCGAGTTTGCCTTATAAATTGACTATCCCAATTGCTCAAATTAGCTTGAGGTTTTCCTGGTGGTATGCCACTCCAAGCAATCCGAACCTTCCACTTATTTTGTAGAACTTTCGTCACAAGCCACTTGAAGCAGGCATCAAGTGACTCGGGGAAATTAGGAACAGGTGTTGGGTGTGCGATACCCAGAATCGTGCCGTCTGGTTGAACCCATTTCTCCTCAAAACCAGACGGCGTATTGGAAATCTCATTAAAATAAGGGAAGGTTTCTAGCTTAAACCCAGCCCACTTTACTAGCTTTTTGTTTAGCTCTTTATTCTCCATTTTTATCTCCTTTCATGAGAGCAGCCTGCCATTTTCCCTTTTAGCTCTTCCCCAACAGGGAAAGATGAATTGGCAATCCATAAAGGGTAACGACCTCACCCTTCAGCTCCCCGCTTTCCAATAGAATAGTAGTAGTGTTTTCCTTCTCTACTATGTTATTTTCCTCAAATTCGGAACCCAGGAGCTTCGTCAGGATTGCCTTGGCTTTTTCGGGATTGTACTGGAAAGGATTGTCCTTGTGGACATCGGCTATGTTAGTAACCTCAGCCTTCAGGATGTCCTTTCTAATAGCCTCCCAAGAGTCTGGGTGGTTGAACACGTCAAGGGTGTCGAAGCCATCAATGGTAACCAGGCAGAAGCCAACTTGGTTTTCTGTCTTAGGAATCTTTTTAATGATAGCTTCGAACTTCTTGTTGGATTCCCTGAGCCGACCAGCTAAGTCGTCAGATGAAGATGTCCAGCTGCTGGTTGGGGTAGCACCATAATACTCTCCGCTAGTTGCCATAAATGACATTATTCTAGGAGTGGCATCGTGCATACTAGCAGACATCTTGTTTATGCTGCCCCAAACTTGACTTTGATTTGAAGTGTCGGTCCAACTAGAAACATATCCAGCATCATCGTTGTACCCTCCACTAACAATTGGAGTTCCCCAAGATGCTCTCCTAACCTGTGCTGGAACAAACCCATCTGGTTTAACTTGCTGACCTGCCCTAATTCCCTCGCTTGAGTGAACGCAAACGCACGGAGCTACTATCTTTTCTCCAGACATTAAGAACTGAGACATAGTGAGGCTTCTCTCCTGGGTTGCCCCAGAGAGAATCTCGCCAGACTTCAGGAGCACGGGCAGTTCATGTCTGTTCTCTATCTCTATTTGGTTGATAGAGCCAGTGTCCTTAATCCGAACCTCGTCCTTAACTTCTGAGAGAAGGCGATAAGCTCTAGGTGTTTCGACCACTCTAGTGATAGGAATAACTGCTACCAGAGAGAACTCGGAGAAACGCCAAGGGTCTCCAATGCGGTAGCCATTCTTCTCTGATGCAATATCGAGCAATAAGTCGGTAGTTAAGCTCATATCTTAAACCTCCTTGGCAGGCTGCCCTCCAATTTTAATTTCAATATCATTTCACTTTTTCCTCTATATTGTAGCGCAAAATAATGGGCTTAGACTGGGTTAAGTTTTTGGATTACAGATGTTGACTCAACTGGTAATCCCTTCTTTGTTCTATCATACTTATTTACTGCTTCTCTGGCTTCCTTGGCAGTTGGATATGGGCCTAGGAAAACTTCTCGTGGTCGCCAGGTTTCACTATAAATAAGAGCTATACCTAGAAAGCTACCTTTTGGGGCTTTATTATAGGTTGTATGTTTTATTTTAACCATACTACCTCCTCCGATTTACTTTTACTCTCCAAATTTAATATCTTCTCTCACTAAATTTAATATCTTTTATCTGGGACTTGTTTATTATGTATCCCATAAGAATAATTTGAATCCTTGATATAATTACTATGAATAGCCAAAAGAATATTATCCACCATGGGTTAACGCTTTTAGTAATTGTAGCAATTACCCCCATAGCACAGGCGCCAACAATTATAAGGTAATCTAGTATTTTCAAGAACCGATTCATATTTACCTCCTTAGCTACTCCCCAATCATAACATGAACATTGATTTCCTTACCACAATGTGGGCATACCAATGTCGTCTTCTTATATTTAAGATAAACTTCCTCCACATCTCTAACAGTGGGTCCTGGAGCATCAGTCACATACCCCAACCCACCACAGGAAGGACAAGTAGTCTCGTGAATTCCAGTAGTGGTTTCAGCATCTCCTATCGGTATTTTCCCACTTCCACCACATTTAGGACAAGTCATTATCATAGTTCA